TTGCCCTGTGAAGCCTCAATCTGCTTAATGGAGTTGATTTGGTCGGTACTCAACTGCAACGAAGAACGGCGAAGTGCTGTCACACGCTTTGCCGGGTCTTCCAATACTCGGTTCAGCAGACGAGACGCGGCGTAGACGTTGCCACCCATCGTTCCTGCCAAGTTTGCAGCAGCGTTCATTGCGTTTTCCAACTGAACGTTCATACCGGTCAGTGGCCCAGAAGTAATCTTCTGACCGGTGGCAAACATATTGGCCAGTTCCTTGTTGGTAAGGAACATCGTCTGGGCCTGCGTTATCTGGGTGACGCTCATACCGGTTGAAGTTGACTGAATCATCGCAGCATTGGCAAGAATCTTGGAGTAATTACCCTCGATTCCCTTAGTGATGCCGAACTGCTTCACCAGTTCTGGGGACAACTGGTTCTTCAGAATCGTTGCCTGAAGATTTTGTTGACCGGTCAGTTTGGAAGCGGCTTCTGCTGATTTGTCAACCATCGCAGCGACACCGAAGAAGCCAACTGCCTTGGAAAGGAACCCACCTACGTCGGCAAAAGCACCTTTGATGCCGTCTGCTGCGGCCTTTGCTGATTCAACGCTGTCACCGACAACGCTCTTGAATTGCTTGTTGTCACCGAGAATAGCGATACGGATGGCATTGGCGATTAGGTTGTCGCCACCGGTGTCCATCGTCATTTCACTACCCCCTTTCCGCTAGTAGCCCTTTGTGGCCTGTTCGTGTTCGTAGTTCCTCAGTCGCCACAATGCGTGCCACTCAGTCACTTCGTAAGCGGAAATTGGTTTGTGTGACGGTGACCCGTCAAGAAGTTCCTCTACGGTTCGGCCTAACTTTTCAGCCAACTCAAAGAGAAATCTCCTTTCCGGGTCATCTACAAGCCTTTTCCCGCCCTCTCAATTGCATCCTCGTCCATACCGGACAAGCGCATTGCAACCGTGGCGATGAGTTCGATGGCCGAGGCAGCCTTGGACATCAGCATCTCGCGGTCGGCTGGCGTGAACACACGCTCGCCCGTCTCTGGGTCGAAAGTGCAGTGAATCACCAAGTCGGGCAGGACTTCTTCCAAGTCGAAGTTGCCGTTGGCCTGAACCGAGCGACCAATCATCCGGGCGCGGTCCTTGGCCGTCATTGACTTGACCAGCACGGTGACATTCCACTGCGCGATTTCCAAAAGTTCGCTTTCGATATCGTCTACGGCAAAAATTTGCTGTGCGAGATTTGACATTCCTGCTCCTTACTAGGGTTACCTAGAGGATAGTCCGATACACGGGGCCTGTCACTTGGATTTCACCGTCGAACGTCACAACGCCGTTGACCGATGACTTCAGGTCGTACTTGGTGAAAACGCCTTGGCCGAAGTACTTGATGGATGGCACACCAGCCGAACCAAGAACGAACTGGCCGGGGTCAGACGGGCCGTACACGAACTGAACGAAGTTTCCAGCAATGTTCTGCCAGTTCTCCATACAGTAAACGATGTAGTCAATTCCACCAGCAACGCCATCGGCAGCCGAGGTTGCACCAGCAGCAGTCTGGTCGTACATACCAGCAAACGTAAGCGAGTAGCCCTTCAGACCCTGAATGTAGGTCTTCACACCGGCTTGGCTGAACGTCGTGGTTTCGCTTGCGTCAATGGCAACCGGAAGTCCAGCGTCGTTGATAAATGGCGAGATGTTCACCATCGGCAGAAGCGGAACGCCAGCCGTACCAACGGCAGGCAGGACACCGGTTCCACCAATTGCCGATTCAGCCAGCGTGACGCTCGTGCTGCTGCTCGTGATTTGGGTGGTCGTGTAGCCGGGGATTCCACCAGCGAACACACCATAGGTGGCCGTCGAACCAGCGAGCATTGACGGGCTGCCGTAAGCACCGGCACCACCAGCGAGCAGGGTGCCAGCAGGCACTAAAACGCTGGAGAGCGACGAGGAACTGGTCAGGGTGCAGGTTGCGTAGGTGGAACCGGACAACTCGTATCCGAGGGCCAGAAACGCGTTCTTACCGTGATTGAAAATGGGCATTGCTATCTCCTTCTAGAAGCGGGCGAACCCGTAGTAGATGTTGGCTGTCACTCCGCTTCCGACGGAGTAGTACAGGCGGGTGTACTGCGGGATGGTTCCAACGAGGTTGATGGCGACTGCACCAATCCCGTAAGAGGTTGAAGCGTCAACAGTCAGCGTTTCCACCGTTGTCCACACTGAGCCGGTTGGCGAGGTTTGGAATTCCAGCAACGAAGAACCGGAGTTGCCGTTGGCCGACGAAACGCCCATAATCAACAGCCCACCCTTTGAGGTGGAAAAGTTGTTGTTGACCGTGGCTGCTGCAATGAGGCTGGTGGTTCCCGAAGTGATGTACTGGCCGTATCCACGCCACACGCCACCATCGGCCTGAAGTTCCATATCAGCACTAACAACACCGGCAACTGGCGACTTCAAGTCGTACTTAGTTTGGACACCGTTGGCCATATAGCAAACTGCCGGGGTAGCGTTGTTTCCACCATCAAGGAAGATAAGAACGGACTTGTTGGCTGCGAGGTTGGCAGTCCTGTACATAATTGGGTCAATACCGGCTGGTGTTCCGTCATAGAAGCCGGACAGACTGACGGTGCCTTCCTTCAACCCTTGAATGTAGGACTTACTGCCACCGGTTTGGAACGTGGTGGTTTCAGTAGCGTCAATCATCTGGCTGATGCTGGCATCGTTCAGAAATTGGGAGAGGTCGTAGCCAATTCCGGTCACTCCAGCCGAAACTTGGGGCAGAAGCACAGTGAAAACCTGTGGGGCCGTTGCGCTGTAGACACCCGAACTCGGCGTGGCGTTAAGCATTACGGAGTTGGAACCGATTGAGGTGATGACTGCCGACCACGACAGGTCTGAGGGAGACGTGATGACCATTCCAACCGTCAAGCCGAACGAGGTGACTACGCCAGTCAAGTAATAACTGCTGTTGGTGGCCGTGCCAGTGAACGTGCCTGCCGTCGAATTTGGAACCGTGAGGATGGTGCGAGTATTCTTACCGTGCTGGAAAATCGGCATTAGTTGGCCTCGGTAGTCGCAGGGGCAGGCTCGCTAGCATCCACGTCTGGCTCAGGTGCTGATTCGACAGGAACGATGTAGCCACCTTCAAGAAGCCACGAAATGTCCTCGCCGGGGATATCCGTCACCACGTCACTGGGCATAGCCCGCTTACCGTTGTAGGTAAGGGGCGACTTGTCGGTGACTTGGTAGGACTTCGGTGCAGCCTTAGCCATCTGGCCCTTCCGGTGAGCGAGGGTACTTACCCCGCAAGATTACCACCGAAAGTCCGAAATGGATTTGACTACAACACCGTACTACGCCTTGGCAGGCCTGCGATTCCTGACCTTTGGCTTGCTGACCCGGTTCGGTAAGAACGTTCGGAACGAGCCGTGACCATTGGGGCCACCGTGGACAGTCACCTCAGTGACTTCGCCATCTTTGACCTTGGCCCATTGGAAACGCCAATCACCACGCTCGCCCTTGACGAGTACGAGGTCACCCTTGACGAGGCCATCCCATTCCTCAACGTTCTCCCATTCGTAGGTGAGAGCGAGGTCTGCCACGCCTTGCGTTTTCCGCGCTGCCATTTTGTCTCCTGTGTATTTCCCTAGGGGATTCTACACAACCTTGGATTGGCTGCTTAGTAGTCCTCAGGGAGCAAAATGGTGGTGATGCTCCGGTCATACTCGGTGATGACCCACACCTTGATGCCTTCGATTTCGTAGGCCGACAGGATACGGCTTCCGTTCTTCACGGCATCGTCGTTGGAACTCTTGTCCTCGTTGTCAACGATTCCCCAGTCGCCAGACTGGTGACGGCCAAGGATTTTGACCATCTCGTAGGAAGCCTCAGGGTTGGCCTCGGTGAGGGTGTTCAGGGCGTTGGTCGTGATGACCACGTTCCCAAGGGGGAACAGAGGGGTGATGGTGTTCATTGCTCTCCTATCGTCTGGGCTTCGGTGGCTCCGTTGCTCAGGTCTTGCTCGTACTTCCTACGCACAATGGGAAGAAGCACTGCTGCAAAGTCCTGAGCGAATCTGTTCATCGCTGCTTGCTGTTCTTCTGTGAGGTTGCTCATACCCTAAGTTTACATTAGGGTTAGAACAAAGTCAAGTCAGGATTTTAGATTTCTTGCTGATGCCCGCAGGGGCAGACGAGGAACGAGCCGTTGACCGTAGGAACCTTCACGGCATCGGTGTGTTGGCATCCCTCAGGCTGCTGTTCCGGCTCCGTCTCTGGCTCAGGCTCAGGGGCAGAACCACCCAACATCTGTTCGACGGCTTCCAAAGCACGGATGGCTGCGAGGTTGGCTGCCTTGGCAGCCTCAATGGATTTCAGTACAAGGTTGAGTTCGCTCACGACGAGGGCGTAGCGACCATCGCTGTGAAGTTGATGGTGAACTTAGGTCGGTCAGTATCGTCGTAGCCGATGTAGTTCGGCATCCCCATAGGAGCGATACGGAGAATGTTGGTGCCGTCAATGGTGACGTTTGTGACCACTGAGGACAAAATTGTCCAAAGGATGTAGGCCAACTGGTAGGCATCCGGGTAGTCCTCTCGCTCACCACGAACGAGCAACTGGAGTTTTGGATTCTCAATGACCGCCGGTGCTGAACCCATCGTCATCGTCGGAGTTCCACCACCGTATTGTTGGATGAGGACGGCAGCGTTCGGGGCTTCTGCCGGGAAGCGACCAAGGAACAGGTTCCCACCGAGGGTCAACTGCTGATTGCTAGGGAGACTGGCTGTCTGGTCTTGGAGATACTGGCCCATCGAATCAAGGAGTGCCATTATTCTTTCAACGCCTTTCGGATTCTACGCTTTACGTCTTCTACGAGGTCGGGGAAATTGTCGGTAAACGGTTGTTCAAGGTACTTCGCCTGCGTTGGATACTCGTGGTAAGCATCCAAATCTTCGTGGACAATCACTGCGTAATCCACCAAATTGTCGCCGTAGGTGATTGACCCACCAACCGTGTTTTCGTCACGGAGCACGGCATCGTCAACTTGGCCACTCATCATCAAATCACCAGTGTCCACTGGGACTAACTCTTGGCTCAGTTTAAAAACGAAGTGCAGATATTCGTTATAGGCATCAACCATTTCCTCCAAAACACGCTTTGGAGCGTTTATCATATTGAACAGGTGGAGCGAGACTTCGGCAGTAAGTTCTTCGGCCATTTCACTGCCCCCTATTCAAAGTGCAGAACGGTGTTGTACCCCGTCAGGCCAGTCTCATCGAAGTTGTTCTCTACATACATCACCACTGGGTACTTCAAGGATTCCTGCGTCTGGTTTGGGACAACGACCAGACACTCAGTAGTGAGGTTGGGGTAGAAACCGTTGAGGTAGGCACGGCCAGAACTCATCCGGTCACGGCCATTTTCAGTGGCCAGCACCTTCATTTTGTACTCCAAGCGACACTTGTAGGTCACTGGTGGGCCGTATTCCACCGTCGAACCACTTTGCCCACTGCTGTTGACGTAGTGTCTCCCGTAGCCATCCAAAACCGGTGGGCCACCACCGGGGCTTTTTGCTGCAATCGGGTTTTGGACGATAATGGTCTGGGTCATTATCGCCAGAAGTTCTGGGTCAATACTCACGGTACATCGTTGCCGTTGTATTCATCGCCGTTGGCATCGGAGTTGTTTTCACCACCACCGGGGTTGTAGCCCATCCCGTAGGAAGTCGTTGTGCCGAGTTCTGAGTTCGTCGGCCAAGTGTTTTCAGTGAGGATGTACGGGTCAAGGCCACCAACTTTGAGTTCTGCCCAGAGTGCGTGGGGGTCAACGTTGGCAATCGGGGGATTGACACGACGGCTGCGAATCAGCAAGTCCTTGGCCAGACGCTCAAAACGCTGCGCTCGGTCACCGTAGCCTTGGCTCAGGGAGAGGCCACCGACGCTCTTGGAGACGTTGGTTGCCTGCTGGGTGAACTTGGCAGCCAAGTTGTAGCAACTGTTCGATGCAGCACGGTAGACATCCATATTCACCTCAGAGAGGTTGAAGTAGATTTCCTCGTCTTGGAGAAGCGGGTCACCTTCGTTGGTGTCTCCGATGAGGAAGCGCACGGCATCCTTGACGGAACTGGTTGGGTCTTGCGTGTATGTCCACGTCATCTTTTCACCTACGACATCACTGGTTGGTCAATACGGATAGAGCCGGTCAACACACGCTGCTGCGCCGTTGGGCCGTAGGTTGCTGTCACTTGCAAGTACCACACACCGGGGGTCAACTTGTTGAGGTCACCGGGGTTCCAATTGACAATGAGATTTGGGGCGACGGCAAAGCCTTGAATCCCACTGGTCTTGGTCAAAACGGCTGGACTGGGGAAACGTCCAATCTTCAATTGGAACGACCAGTCCGGGATGCTGAAATCTATGACGTTCCCCACGGCATCTTCCCAAGTAAATTCCAGTTCTGGGAGACTGGCTGCTGGAGTTGGGTAGTTAATCGTCATTTTTATGGGCCGTCCTTGTAAGAGCCTACTCCACCGTCTTCAAAAAGAATTTGGGACATTTCACCATACACCCCAGCAGCCGTTTTTTCGATATACGTTTCGGGCAGGGGGTTGGTGATGATGCGAGCAAAACTGAAGCACGAAGCGACCTGAACGAGGATTCCAGCACCGTTAACAATTGCTTGCAACGAACGGCTACTAGATACGGCTTGCACCAGAGATGCTGCTGAATTGGTCAGGTAGGAAGTCTTCTTGGCTTCGGTCTTGGCCTCTACGAGTTTTGCTGCTCCAGTTTCCCTGTGAATCGTAGAGCGAACGCCTGCTTCGGCCTGTACGAAGGCCGTTTCACCAACTTCGGTTCGGGTACGCCCGGTTGTTGCAGCCGCAACGAACGTTTGGAACGCAGAAGAAAGTCGGCCAAATCCGTGGCTCTTGGTATTGGTTTGCTGCGAGGATTCCACCACTGCCGAAATGGGCCGACGAACGTTTTGGCCCGTGGCTGCACTGACCAGCACTTCGGCAACTGTTGAAAGGCGTGGCAAGTTTTGCTTCTTGACGGCAGAACTACTTTGGAACAGGGCCGACGAAGAAAGGGCATTGCGGATTTTTCCACCAGTTGCCTCGGCTGCAAACGTTTCAGATATCGAACCAGTACGGGGAACAGTCCGGGAATCTACGCCATCAGTGGTGAACGTCTCCGTTGTCGTGCCGTTATTGACGAACGCAGCGATTCGCTGGCTTGTTTGGGATTCCACCAGAGATGCGTCGCTTACTTTTCCACGAATCGCACCATCGGCTGCTGGAACGGTCTGTTTTGGAAGGAAGCCAGCCATCCAGTACCCAAGGTAGCCAGCCCCAAGTGCGCCAAGGCCAAGGATGCTGTTCTTCTTGTGTTGCTCACGGGTATTGCGAAGTTCGACGTGGCTGACAAGGTTCCGGGCGTACTGCTTGTTGTTGGTGCTGGATTCAATAACACTCGCTTTTGAAACGACGTTCCTGCCGTAGACCTTTGGAGCAGCAGTGGTTTCCACTTCAAACACTGCGCTAACAGGGTTCCGTGTGCGGATGTCAACTGCTTGCGAGTTTTGGATTTCACTGGCCAAACTATTTTTTGTCCGGCTGGTCGCGTCTTCGGCAATGGCCGTTCCGTCTTGTTCCACAATGCTGGAAGCAGACTTTCGTGCAGATTTGTTGCCGTCGGTGGCTGTTGCTGTTTCTGCAACAGATGAGACAGTTTTGGAAGTGTGCGATGTCGTTCCCTCATCGGTTTCCACCAAAGCGTTGGAACTTGAACGAGCGTGGATGACCGAAGTTTCGCCCGTGCTGTTTTCCAAAGCAGGAACTTCAGAAACTTTGTTGTACTTGTGGCTGTCAACGGCTTCGGCTATTTCGATTTCACTGGAGACGGCGACTTCCCCGATGGTGCGCCCACTGAAGAAGAACTCGGCACCACCAAGGAAAGTCTGTCCAATTTGCTCGTTAGCAAGAGGCATCTAAACCCTTAGGTCGCAATAACAACGATGTAGCCTGCGCCACCATTTCCACCAACGCCAGTTGTTGTGTTGGCAGCAGCACCGCCTCCACCTCCACCTCCACCGTAAACTCCGTTGGCTCCTGCTGGAGTTGGAGTGTTGTTGCCGTTTCCACCACCGGCACCCGGCGAAGCGTATCCAAAGGTGCTTCCACTCGTGGCTGCCGAACCAGAAACAACACCACCAGCACCAACGGTGGACATACCGGGCGAGATGTCTGGCTTTCCACCAGCCCCACCGTTGGAGTTGCCAGTGTTGAAACTGCATCCTCCACCGCCTCCACCGCCTCCAGTGAAGCCACCAAGGGTTCCCTGCTGAGCATTGGTTCCAGCAACACCAGCAGTTCCTCCAGTTCCCCCATAGCCCCCAACGCCACCGTAGAGAACGTTTCCCGAAGTCTGAGCGTTGGTGACCACACCTTGGAAGTTGTAGATGAATGATGAAGTATTGAACTTTCCACCAGTCGAACCACCCACCCCACCACTGGCGTAGCAGTAGGAGTTGGTCGCAGCGTTTGTTGAGCCGAAGTAGGTAGTCGCTCCCGTTCCCCCAGCAGCACCAGAAGTTGTCGTTGATGAGGCACAAGTCCCTCCAGTTCCACCACCACCGATGCCGTAAGGAATACCCGAAGAGATAAGGGACGCGGTGACAGGAATGTCAATAATTGTGGCATTTCCACCATTCCCGCCAACGCCCCCACTGGCGTAGCCGGTTGTCCCTGCAAAGTATCCACCACCTGCACCCCCACCTCCACCACCAACGCAGATGACGTGAAGGTTGGTAGCCCAAGAAGGCACCGTGTAGGTTCCTGTCGTGCCAGCAGTTCCCGTTCCTCCCGTGGTGGAAAGGACCGTGACACTTGACTGTGCCGACCACGATGCAGCGTTTGTTGCTGAAGCCGTCAGAACTTGACCAGCAGAAGGCGTTCCGCTGATTGCTACACCCTGAACCTTGTTGACCGTGGCTGCTCCTGTATTGCCAACCGTCACATCACCAGAGAGCGTTTGCGGATTGGAACCAGTGAGCCAGACTGCATTAGTTGAACCGCTGATGCCTTGATACGAAACTGCCCCTCCTGCTGGAAGGGGGAAGGGTTGCACGGTTGCAGTGCCAGCGAAAGTGACTGCACCGGGTTGAGCCGTATTTGCGATGGTGAAAGTGTTGGTTGCACCTGTAGAGGCAATCGTAAACGAACCGTTGTAGGCAGTAGAGCCACCGGCAGAAATGCCACCAAGGTAAACTGTCTGCCCGGTCAAGAAGTTGTGGGTTGTTCCAGTCGTGACTGTCCAAATGGTTCCGTTGGTGGAAATGCCGCCAACCCCAACGACATAGCCCGCATAGGTCGTGCCGTAAGCGTTGAGGATGCTTGGTGAACCCGTCACCTGTCCATTCGGCAAGAGGTAAACCGTCTGGGTAGAGCCATTGACGAGGATTTGCGGAATGTAGTTGTTTGTTGAAGCAGAGTTGAGGGTCAGTGCCGTTGATACGGTTCCGTTATAGACCGCCTTGTTGCCGAGGGTGAGAAGTGTATTCGCAGCAGTGATGTATTGAGTTGCGTTCAGATAGGAAGTAGCGGTCCAGTTTCCTGTTGAAATAGATGGCTGCACGAAGTAGTTGGTTCCGTCTGTCCAAACCAGTGCTGGAATACCCGACGATAGGTAATACGACGATGACAAACCGTTGAGCGTCGCTGGCGAACTTGGTGTAATCGTGAGCGAGCCTGAGCCGTAATAGGTGGCAAGCCAAGGGGCTGAAGGAGCCGTTGCCGGAAGGGTCACAACGACTGTGCTGCTGAAGCGAACGAACTGTCCGTTATCAGATGCCGAGGCAGTCCAAGTTGTTGCGCTTGTTGCGTTTAGAACACCTGCGACGAGACTTGCAGGACTTGATGTTGCACCTGTGACCCGACCCTTTGCGTCTAGTGAAATAATGGCGTGGGAGATAGTCGAACCCGATGAGCCGTAAGTGCCTGCGCCGGGGCCGGTTGTGGCAAGGGTGGCAGTTCCAGCAGCCGAAACCGTTACGTCGCCAGAAAGGGAAGTGGCTGCCCAAGTTGTGCCACTGAAGATGTAAACTTGACCAGCCGTTGTTCCGGTGGTGAAGGCTTGTCCTTGCCACGAACCGACACGGGGAGTTCCTGCCGTCGAACCCGTTGCGTTGAGGTCGCCGCCGAGCGTGATTACACCACTTGCACCCGTCGTAGCATTGGAAATGGAAAGCGTCGTGCCAGAGAGGGAGAGTGGAGCGTTTGCTGTTCCAAACGAACCACTTGCACCCGTCGCACCCGTTGCTCCTGTAGCACCAGTTGCCCCGGTTGCTCCAGTTGCACCTGTTGCTCCAGTTGCCCCGGTTGCCCCGGTGTTGCCAACGTTTCCAGCAACGGCAATAGACCACGATGACGGGCTGCCCGAACCAGCGAACGTATCTACGTTGATGGTGATTGACGTATTGGCCGTCAACGCCGTGATGGTGCCTTCAACGTATTGGCTCGTGTTCGCCGTAGAGATGGCACGAGCGCGCTGTCCAATTTGGAACGCCCCGGTTGAGGTGATACCGGAAAAAACTGCGCTTCCCGTGCCGAGGTTGACCGTAGAGGTTGAAGTGACACCTGAGTAGCCAGCACCAGTCGGGCCGGTGGCTCCAGTGGCTCCAGTGGCACCTGTGGCCCCTGTAGGGCCAATCTGGGTGTACATCACTTGCTGTACGGTCAAGATGATGGAAGGCGTAGCAGGGTAATTGCTACCCGCAGATTGAGCCAGTAACGTCACACTCGTGGAATTAGATTCCCACATAAGTTGCAAGTAATCGTTGGCTGCGACGGTAAGCACAAAGTTCCACGAGGCAACTTTGTCGCTGTTCTGCTTGTCCATCGTGACCGTGGTGTTGGTCTCTGTGAGGTCGCTGCCGTTCTTGCGGAGCCAAATCTGCACTTGGTCAATGCTGTTATCGGTCTGCGTGAGTTGCGCCGAGAACTGCACGTTGTAGGTTCCGGCGTTGGCAAACAAAATGTGGCTGCTGCTGGTGATGGAGACACCGTTGTTCTCCGCCGTGGTGTTGAAGGTCATTGCCGTAGGCGTGTTGGCAGAACCTACTGACTGCGTGGTGGTGTCGTAAAATGAACCGTAGTAGCCTAGTGTGCCACCAGCACCGGTAGGGCCAGTAGGCCCTGTCGGGCCGACACCACCGGATTGCACCCAAGTGATGGGGTCGGTTCCAATAATGGTGATTCCACTAGCACCGGAGCCAGTGGCGTTCATTACAAACGTTCGGCCTGCGTAGGAACTTCCTTGAATCGTAAGAACGTAGTCACCGGGAGCAACCTCGCCAGCAATGCTGTCGTTGTAGTCAGTTGCACGGGTGAGGACGTAGGGAGTGGTGGTATTTCCAACGGTAGTGAGCGTGTAAATGCCGTTGTACTTAGATTGCGTGCTGGTGTTTCCAGCAATCAACACACGGGAGTTAGCGTAGGAACCAGTCAGACCCACCCCGTCAATTGTCAGCGTTCCCGTGCTGTTTCCCGTGATTCTTGCGCCGATACCCAAACCACCACTGGCATCGGTAGTACCGGCTGTGTACGAAGCATTGGTGCCGACAAGGACTGCTGCCCCGGTACCAAAGTCAGCCACAATCACTGATGAGTGGGCATTGGTGTTCGTTGTTGACCAGAACGGCCCAGTCGTGCCTGCAACCAAAACCTGCCCGGCAGAACCAATTGGAAGCCTGCTGAACGCCTGAGCCGTTGAACCGTAGAGGATGTCTCCGACTGCCTGAACTTGGCCAACGGTCTGGCTTACCGTGTAGTTGCCTTCTGAAATGTCAGAGGCTGTCAGAACAGGGATGACGGCAGCCGTAGCAAGGTGGCTTACTGCTGATGTCCCGTCTTGACCACGGACAACCCCAGTGAGCGTGATAGGAGAAGTAGTCCACGAAATCGTCTGCGCTGGAACCCAGACCTTTTCTTCAGAGGCCGAGTTGTAGTCAATGGACAGGAAGAAACCAGCGTTGGCCGTCGCTCCACTTGGTGAAGTGGCGATGCCGAGGCCAGTCCACGATGAGTACTGCGTCCCGGAAAACGTCAGTGAAATCGTTGACGTAGAACTGTTGATGCTCCCCGTCAGCGTGGCAGCGTATGCTCCACCGACGTATGAGTTCTGTGTATAAGGGGTGCGAGCCATCGTCTATCCCCTAGGGGATTTCACCTCCCTAGTTGCTCATCAACCAAGTAGGCGTGACCGTCAGTGAATCGTTGGGGTTGAGAATAGGCGTTGAGGTGTCGGCAAAGTTTGCAATGTAGACAATCTTGCCCGACGTACCGCTTGCAACGTTGGTGATGAAGTAGCCACACACGGCAGGCCAAACGCCTTGGGCCGTGAACGTGACGGCTGGGGCAGTTGACTTCTGACCGTTTACAGCATCTCCAGCAGTCCACGCTGCGCCAGAGTTGCAGGTCGCAGAGAGCGCAGCCGAGAGAACCACAATGGAACTACCCGTTGGGATGTTGGTGATAACTCGTGTCTCCTGCGCCGACAAGGAATCGGTGACCGTGATGTTCATACCAACGGCAAGACCGGCAGTTGCACTAACCGTGAGCGTCCAAGTAGCGGTTGCTGAAAGTGCCGTCAAGGTACCACTCGTCGCACCAGTCGCAGCAGCAGTCGAACTCAGGCTGTACGTCGCACTCACTCGTGCGTACCCGGCAGCAGTCGAATTAGCAGTTCCCAGTTCACGGAAAGTGACACCAGTACCGGTTCCACCACCGTTCGTCGTGTAGGTTCCCGTGTAGCCCGTGGCTGAATCAACGACAGCGAGAGTGGCTGCACCGTAAGGAACCTGCGTTCCAAGGCCACTGGATGAGGTGAAAAGACCGATGTAGTAAGGGTTGAGGCCCGTTGTCTGCGGGGTAGTCACACCACCGGAGTAGATGGCCAACTGGCTAAAAATAAGGTCAAGACCTTCGTTTGGAAATGCCTGAGCAGCAAGAGCCATCTGGTAAAACTCCTATGGGTAAGCGTAGTTGCCCCCCCATTTTGCCACACAATTTCAGATTTGGCGTTTGTTGTCCTGTTCCTCGTCGTAGAGAACCTTGGCGATGACAATGTGATTGGCAAGGTCGAGGAACGAGTTTTCAGCACTCTCGTGGTTCAGACGCTTGCCCGATGCTGCGTTAGCGATGCGCTGCACCTTTTCCAAACCTCGGATGAAGCAGGACTTCCACGCTGAAACGCCGATTTGTTCGGCAGCCCGGTAGTTGGCATAGGGGTCACGGTTCGTGCCGTAGTCGTTGCTCTTAGAGATATGCAATTTCAGCATCTCGGACAGGACTGCACGGAAGCGTGGGTCGCCACCTTCGGGGAACTCTGGCTCAACCGGTGATGAAGCGAATTGGTACCCGGAGCCAGCCCTTCGACGGCCACCACCAGCCGTGACGAGACGCTTGGTCATCGTTGACTTCAAGGGTGCCTGAATAGCACTGCCAGCCGTGTTCGTACCTTTCCAGTTCAGGATGTTCTCGTTCTCCTGTGCGAGGAATTGGTTGATTTCCTCCATCGAACGGCGTGGGTGTGGTGAAACACGGTTGATGTCAGTCATTGTTCTCCCTTTCGGCAATGTAGTGCTGGATGTCCTTCAGTGCTGCGTGAATCTCGTGCGTCAAGTGAGTATTGGAAGCCAAGTCCTTTTTGACCGCAGCAATGATTTCACTACTTGCTTTAGAGATTGTCAAGTGGGATAGGGCCTGCTCTGCTGCGATGGCATCGGCTCGCTTGGCGGCAATCAGCAAGATGGCCCCCTGAAGACCGGCGAGCATTGACAAGAACAGATTCAGCAAGATGTACGGGTACGGGTCAAAGCCATTGTTGTTCAAGGCAAAACTATTCAGGACTGCCCAACTCGCCATAAACACGACGAACCAACCAACGAACGCCCACGAACCCATTTTGTTTCGCATAGCGTCGGCTGCTTTTTCACCACGAGTGAGTTCTGCTCCTGTACGAACGCCGGGGAGTGGTGTCCAAGGATTGCGTGGGTCGTACCAATCTTCCCAATCGTCTTCTTCGGTACCGTCAATCCACGGTGGGGGTACGCCGATTCCCATTACGACAACATTTCTGCCCGTGTGGTGATTTTCACGCCGACCAGTTCTTCCAAAACGTGGGGGCGGTGCTTGTGGTAGGCGTAAACCGGCTTGCCAGTGTTCACGGCAACCAGTACTTCTGCCTTTGCGCCTTCAGACTTCGCCCAACCCGGCAGCACGATTACACCATCGCAACGCTGCACCATATCGAAGCAGTGCCACATTTGGTCGTAGTAGTTAGAATCGTCGGCTTGGATATCAGCACCCAATCGCTCTTTGGCAGCCTCTACGGGGCAAAGAGCGTCGAATCCGAGGCTTCTGAGGTGTTCCCGCGCTTCTTCAAAGGCAGGGAAGTTGGAGTGGGGCAGACCCCGCATCGGGCCGCACAAGTAATACGCCATCAGATAATCAGTAAATCTCCCCAGCCACGAGAGCCGTAGTCAAGTCCGATACCAACCGTCAACATTCCAGCAGGGGAGTTTGCACCCGTCTGGCTTGTAAACCACTTAGAACCACCATCCATCGCTGGGCATTGGAACACTTGGCGACCAGTGCCTTCAGATGCGACGAAGTGGTGATAATGGCCAGAGATGAGGATTGCGCTGTCCGCAGCCGGAGTGCGACCCATTACTTGGCCTTTCCACCACGCCTCAATCTTGGCAACCGTGCCTCCACCGTTGCCCTTTCCAAATTGGTGGCCGTGAGCGAACGTCACTGGCACACCACAGATGTCCAAGGTGATAGTCAAGTCTTCCTGAACGAGGCCGTCGAACTGGGGCATCGAAACATTGACGTAGCGTTCTGGGTTCTTCAGATAACAACGGTACGTTGAGGTGAAAACATCCAAATCGTCGTTGTCCAACCAGTCCGTGAACGCCTTGCCGTTCTTGCGGTTTTCACCGTGATTGCCCGGAACGGCAGTGAGGATGATTTGGATATCGGGGAAATTGTCTACCAACAATTCCACCATCCGGTCAATGAGGTAGACCACCAAGTCCTTCTGTTGGCGACGAGTGAGGACGGTTTGGAAAGTCTGCATATCGTAGTGACCGTCGCACTGCTCCACGAGGTCGCCCATTCCAGCAATGTAGATATGGCTAGGCGCACGACCAGCCTTACGCAGTTCCTTGACCCGTTCCACCACACGGTCTTGGGCGAGGCAGATGCGCTCGGTCATTGCATCTGGGCCACCCCCTTCCCCTTTTCCTGTCTGCCAATCGGAAAAAGTGACTACCAATGCACGGTTGCTGTTTACACTTGGGGCGGACTTCAGTGGCTTGCGCTTCAGAATCTTCTCGCACAACGTGTCCACGTTGATGGAGCGTTCACCACCTTGGCGACGGCGAATCTGCGCTCGGTAGTACTTCATTCGATGCACGGTTGGGTGACCGTCTGCATCTCGGCCCATATTGGCATCCCAGCCACGGATATTGACGGAGCCGTCTACGACTTCCGTAGTGTCTGGTGAAAGCCCCCAGTCCTGCATAAGGACTTCCCAAAACGCCGGGTCTGGCTCATTGGGGAGAAGCGGTGAGGTGATGTAGCCCTCGTTGCCATTCCATTGGAACGATGGCTCAGTTCCTTTTGGAATGGTGTTGACGTGACGCTGTGGCAATGACGATGCTGCGTCACTTAGCGACACGATACGCCCCCTTGTGGGTGGATTCAGCAGGGCATTGACACTGGCCGTCAAGGTGACGCTTCAGGGTCTTCTCGTTGAGTTTCTTGCCGTCGGCAGTGACCACTCTGGCAATCCAGCCAGCAGGCTTTTGGAGTTCAATCCACGATTTCAGCGTGGCAGTGTCATCCTTGTCTAACGACTTCAGGAAGTCTGCGAAGCGACAGGTGGATGATTGCTCAATACGCTTTTCAGCATCTCGCAGCGACATACGGAAATCGTATCACCAGTATTGCCGTAAACTGTGGCTACTCGGTGGCTGGCTTCTTGACTGCCTTTTTCACCGTCTTCGCTGCTGGCTTCTTGGCCGGAGCCTTGGTCACAACAGGCTCGTCTACAGCCTCAGGCTCAACAACGGTTTCCACCTCAGGCTCGGCTTCCACGGGGGGCCAAACCCACCCGGCAGCAGCCAGTTCCTCGTCAAGGTGTTCCAATTCATACGGGGTCAAGGGCCTTGCCCATCCGTACAGTTCGATGTGGTCAAATCCTCGTCGTGTCCACGTTTCAGTGGAGACGAGATTGTTCGGCCCAAACACAGAATCGCCAAAGGCACCGGCTGGGTACACTTTGGCGATTCTGTGTGTGAAGCGTGGTTCGGGGTTCATACCCCTAGCCTACTAGAGGCTAGATGGCCGTGCCACCGATGATGTTGCTGAAGAAGTAGCCGAGGTCGGCTGCGACAACCTTGTTGTCAAAGGCGATTTCACCTTCAACTCGGTCTGCCTTCAGTTCCTCCATACGGAAGCGGCTCACACCAACCGTGGTACCGAGGCCACCCGACACGCCAGTCCACATAAACGTGTAGCCAGCGGAGGGGGTCATCACACCGGGGTTCGGGGCGGTGTAGGCAAGCAGGGCGTTGTTGCCGACGGTGAACTTGTAGTTGCTGGAAGCAACACCAACACCGAGCAGGTCGCTCGCCGTCTCGTTCGCCGTGTTCACGACAGCCTTGGCGACCAGCACTCGGTCAACTCCAAAGAGTTGGGCGAGCAGGTCTTCGGTGACGATGGCACCGGCCTGAGTGAACTTGTAGCGGTCAACGAGAAGCGGGTGGTTCTTCAGCACTTGGAAGACACGGTAGCCAAGCACGAGGGTGTTCGGCTCGTAGCCCGTGGTCTGCAAGATGGCAGCCTTGGCGAGTTCCACGTCCGCAATCGGGTTGGAGTAGTAGGTTCCACCGTTGGTGTACGACGAGGTACCCGTCGCACCAACGTAGTCATCCCACTGCCACACGGCAGTACCAGCGTTAACAGCCGCGGTAGAACCGGTAGCGGGCTGACCATTGACACCCAAGGCCCAGACACCGGCTTGGAAGTAGTCGCTGGCCCACTGAACCTCACGACGGAGAAGAAGACGCTGGGTGATGAACTGCGTCGCCTCCATATCGGGGTTGAGGGGGTTGTCGGAGTTGGCACGGGTCTGGTCACCAATGTCCTTGTGGAAAGCCCACACGTCGGCCATATAGGTGTCCGTGGTGAGGCCGTAGCCAGAACCAGCGGAGACGGTGCCATCAGCACGACGCTGAGCCTCGTCACGGAACCAGTCATCCTTCGTGTACTTGAAGTACAGGTTGGACTTCTTGTCCACCGGGATGACAGGGAAAACCTTGTCAGCGATGAAGTTGTCGGTGTTCTGCAAGTACGCGACTGAAATGTTGGTCAGAATCGCGTCAATGTGAACATTTTGAACGTTTGGTTGGGGCATTGTTCAGGTTCCTTTCTAAACCTATGCGTTGCGAGACGGGGCCGAAGCCGTGACAGCCATCGCAATGAGGTCACCCTGAGCACCGCTGGAAAGCGCAGTACCGTAAACCCACGAGGTAGGGCTGGCGTAAGAACCAGTCGTTGGGTAGGTGACAGGGACAACTGCGCCAGAGGTGTCAATCGTCAGAGCCTGACCGACGGTCACAGCAAGACCACAAACAACCTTGGAGATACCCGAAAGGGTGACCTCAGCCTCAGCGAGGGCTTCAAGGTTGCCGCCAGCAGCAGTGCGGTACACCGGCTGGTTCTGAAGAATACCGATGGCCTTGGGGCCGGTTCCACCAGCGTTCACGGCAGTCGTGCCGGGAGCAGTCTGTCCGGCAACAATCGCCGTGGCAACAGGTTGGCTAGCAGGCTGACCCTGAACCGTGAGGGTAATCGAAGCGCTTGCGGTGGTACCGGGAGCAGCCTGCGAGATGGTGAACGAGCCAGCAGCAATGTTGATGCCGACAACCGTTGCACCAGCAAGACCGGCTGGCGCGGTGACGAGCGCACCGGGGACGATTCCAGCAAATGCTGCTGGGGTCGCCGTGGTACCGGTCACCGACACCGAGTTGCTACCAGCGGTCACGTTCGCAGTGATGGTCGCACTGGTCGAACCAAGGGAAACGAAGCGGAACTGCGGGGTGAAGACCGGGGTTCCAGCCGAGTTAACCTGCGTCGAAAGCGACGAATCGGCAACCAGCGAAACCTTGACGGTGTATGGATTTTGTTCCCAAGCCATATTTATCGAGCCTTTTCAGCGAGGTACTGGGTGTAGAGGTCTGGGTTCGACTGGGCAACAGCCAGCAGAGCAGCCTCAAAGGACGGGGCCGTGCCGGAAGCAACAGCAGCCTTCGCGAGGTTCTCCATCTTGGAGTAGGAATCGTCGCTCGCAACAGGAGCGTCGGAACCAACCTCAGTGAAAACCACGTTGGTTTCAAGCAAAGCGTTGGCACTGTCAAGTGCCTTGACAACCTCGTTCGCGAGGGTGCCATCGTTTTCAGCCAAGCGACGAAGCGCAGGGCCGACAATCGTGGGGTCAATGTTCAGGTGCGACCACTGAGCAGCCTTCATCACGGCAGCCTCGTCAGCACGAGCGTCACGCTCGGCCAAAAGAGCCTGCTCTGAGGCAGCAGCCTTGCGGAGTGCAGCCTCGGCGTTAGCCGAAGCGTCATCCAGCATCTTGCGGATAGCCGCAGGCATCGCCTTAATGATGTCAGCCTCGCTCGCAGCCTCAGGGATGATGACAACCTCTGGGGTTGACACCTCTGGGGTGAAAGACATAGTTTCCTCCTTGGAAACGAGGGTGGGGATTACTGCCTTGTTCGCTTCGACTTCCACTTCGTCGTTGGCATCATCTGCCAATTCGATTTCAGTGTCTTCGGGGCGAACTTCGTCAAGAACCGCAGCAACGTCAGAAGGATTGGCAGACTTCATCACTACCCAGCCATCGTGGAGGTGCGCCGGGCGGTCAACGCCCGAAGTCTCCTTGATGTTCAGACGGACTAACTTACGAGCCACGCCATCTCCTAACGATTCATTGCCCATCTAGGGCTTGACTACTGAAATCGTAGAAGACTTTTTGGAAGTGTCAAGCAATAGCGCGATATTGCGCTTGCCGAGGGCCTAGAAGACGGAGTAGTTGTCCTCTTGGCAGCGTTGTTGGAACGAACACCAGTTGCACAGGATGGATGGCTGTGCTGGAAAATTGGAAGTCTCGTAGGCTCGCTCAATGGCTGCCCACACGGAACGCACACGAGTTTCAGCATCCCGGATGTCAATGTCCGTCACGGTTTTTTCGATGGTGACTGCATCCTTGACGTAGATAAGGCTCATCACGCTGGGCCGTTCACCGTAAACCTTTTCGCACAGGTAGGCGTACACCTGACACGCTTCCAATGCCTTGGATTCGTACCGGGGCTTTGGAACCTTGCCGGTCTTGTAGTCACGGATGGCGAGTGTGCCATCTGGGAGCCGGTCTAGCCGGTCAATGATTCCTCGCAGGCCAAAGTCGCCCATATCCAAGTCCAAACGGATTTCGGTGGAAACCACGTCAATCGAACTGGGGTCTTCCATCGTGAAGTAGGTGCGAATCAACTTGGTGATTTCGGCAGCGTACTTCTGCACACGGATTTCATCGAAGCCAAGTTCTTCAATCGCTTCGGGGGTCATATATTCCCGATAGAGCGAACGGAAGTGCTTCATCGCATTGTCCACTGTCCGGTCTTCGGGGGCTTCGTCACGGAACAGGTTTTCCAGCACGGCGTGGAAGATAGTTCCCCGGTATGCAGCCTCACCCTTCTTCTCTGGCAGTCTCTCCACCGAGACGTACTGGTACTGGCGAGGGCAGTTTTTGAATTGGCTTACCCGACTTGGTGATACTCCGTCGGGCTTCTCACCGAGATAAACAGGGGTTGAGGACATACGTTCCACCATAGCAGAACGGTGTGACGTTTACTTGTACCGGCGAGCCTTACGAATCAACTTGTTGACTTCTTCGGCCAAAGCGAACGCAGCGTCAATGTCACGGGTGTAGATGCTGAAATCTTGGAACGGCATACCAATGCCGTTGAACTGCTCACGCTGGATGAGGCGCAGTTCGGTGATTCCATTCCCCGACCAAACGACGTAGCGATACGGCTCGTCTACTGCTTCAAATTCGTTGAACTCGCCCTTCTTCCACACAAGCCGGGACTTGGTGAACGGCCACATCAGGCAGAACCCTCTGCGTACTGCACGAGGTGGGTGAACGGCTCAATGGATTCCAAGCGAGCAGTGAGGTCGGCCACCTGCTTGGTCAGTGCTTCGTTTTCACTGGCCAGCCGCGCAAGGGCATCCTGCTGGGTCAGTGCCTTTTGGACAAGGTTGTGCAAGTCTTCGTCGTTCGGCGTACCAAGGGTCATTTCCTTGGCAATCCTCTCGGCCAATTCGTTCAGTGAACTCATCCTCAACTCCCTACTAGGGTTGCTGCACATAGGTTAGCACAGATATTTAGTTTGCCTACACTTGACCCGTGTAGCGTGGGCAAGTTTCTAAGTCGTTCCAATCCGGGTGGAACTCAACGGCTGTACTCCGATGGCAGTGCAGACATTCCACCAACGCCTCTCCGAGGGCAATGCAATCTTTGTTGGTGATGCGCCAGTCGTGCTGGCAGAACTCCGGGTCAACATCTTGGACAGTGATGACGGTGCGCTTGTACCCGTCACGGCGAATCCGGCCTTCGACTTCCATTCTGACCAGCATCTGCTGAACCGTTGATGTACTCCGAATTCCTGTCGCAGTGCAGATACTTCGGATGGATGGTGAAAACCCCATCTCCCTACAGTGCCAAGCGATGTAGCGAAGAATCTCTGCGTCTTTACGACGGGGTGGCGTGTTCGGTTTCGTTCGCATTTCACTACCGTACAGGGTTGAGTGTGTTGTTGCAAACCTCTGCTGAAGTGGATACGATAACGGGGCTTCGGTTGGCAGACAGTCTGCCAAGCCCTAACCCGAAGTACTGCAATGCTGCGTTAACCAACACCAGAAGTACCGACGAGGCGGCCTCTCCAACGGGCCGCTTCGTCATTTCTCTTGACACCCTGTAGTGGGGTTGGTATACTGTGTTTGGAAGCACGTCGGCGTGGCGACGGTAAAAAGGGCATTAAGCCACGAGCGTTGTCAGAAGACAGGTTGCCACTTACGGTTCTTTGGAAGTCACCATCCAAAATTTCCTACCTTGGGTGACAAGGTTGGAAGCCGTATAAAAAGAACCATTGCCTATCGGATGGTGATTTTGGCATATACAGATAGGTATGGGAGTAGCAGTCCCCTGATTACCAAGGCTTGGCCAGCCAACTGCAATTCAATCCTGAGCGTCTTGCTCTGCCTCGGAGATGAGTGCGTCGGCAAAGGCCGAGATGTTGTCGAAGTCAATGCCTTGATGCGCTGCGAGCCGACCAGTGGCGAGGTGAAAAGCGTAGCGAAGTACGTCTTTCTCCTTTTCGATTTCGGCAATCTTGTTGTCCGTTGTGACGGTGTGCTGAATCAACTTGTCAATGTCTTCGGCGTACTTGTAGAGCAACTGGTGGCAGGTTTCCAAATCCCTTCGGGTGGTTTCCACCAACGCCTTCAGTTCTTTCTTCCTCATCGGTACCTTTCGGGAATAGGCCCCTTGTAGGGCGTTCCATTGAACTCGGTGGTGAACGGGAACCGCTTCGTGCAGTTCTTGCAGTTCACCCACACCTTGCTTCCTACTGCGATGAGTTGCCATTCGTGCGGACAATCCACTATTCCAAACCCCCAAGGAGAATGACGGCAATCCTATCCACAAACTGGAGTGCGTCGGCAATGTTGTCAAAGTCGGGCGTAGTGAAAAATGCGTGGAACGAGCCGTCGGCTTCTTCGTAGACCTTGGCGTAGAAACCGTTCCCATACCAAAGGCTGACTAGCCGTTTTTCACCTTCGCCCAGCACTACTGCTCCCCAAAGAGAATGAAGTCGCTCACTGGGGTGATGTACTCGGTGTCGGTTTCAATCCAAACCCGTGCGCCACATTTGTCCGGGGTGTCGCTCTGCACGAGGCGCATCGGGCCGTTGATGAGGATTTCACTGTAGTGAGCAACCCCTTTGTAGGTGCGAACGATGATGGCTGGTTCGCCCTTCTTGATTTTCTGTTGGTGAATATGAACGATGGCCTTCACGCCTGTAGCCAGTCGCTTGGGCTTCCGAGCCGGACAACGCCGTAGCAAATCTCGTCATTTTCATCCAGCAACGCTTCTTCGGCATCCGTCAGTGGTGGAAAATCGTGGAAAGCGCAGTACTGCTGGGTACAGAAACCCGAAGCAATTCCAAATTCCAGCCATTCGTCAAACGTCATTCGACCACCTCTATCTGGTAGAACATTGGGGCATCATCGTAGATACGGTTTTGTGCGATTTCACTGTACTCAGGGTTGAGTTCCGTACCAACAAAGTTCCTTCCGTGGCGCAGCGCAACGACTGCCACCGTTCCACTTCCAGCAAACGGGTCAAGTACCGTGTCGCCGGGTGCTGAACCAGCAAGGATGCACGGCTCTGCAAGGGCCTCTGGCATCACCGCAAAGTGCGCCCCTTTGAAGGGCTTAGTGTTGATAGTCCATACGTCACGCTTATTCCGCTTACCGTCATAGACCTTGTATTCGGGTGGTCGGGCATTGACCCCCTTTAGACCCTGCCTTTCAGCAGAACCCTTTGCCGCCTTTGTGCCAGCAGGGATAACGCCATCCTCTTTGATGGCCTCGTGGTCGTAGTAATACCGAGGCGACTTGGTGAGCAGAAACAGATACTCGTGGCTCTTGGTGGGTCGGTCGGTGACGCTCTCGGGCATCGGATTGGGCTTGTGCCAGATGATGTCGCTGCGGAGATACCAGCCGTCTTGCTGAAGTGCGAACGCCACGCGCCAAGGTATGCCAATCAAGTCTTTCGGCTTCAGGCCAGTGGGCACTGGTGGTCGGCCTAGGGCTTTCAATGCGTCGTGTTGACCGTTTTCATTGCCCTTACGGTTACCACCACCACCAACTCCTGAGCCAGCATAACTGTCCCCAAGGTTGAGCCACAAGGTTCCATCGTCAGACAGCACACGGCGCACCTCACGGAATACCTCCACCAGTTCATTGACGTAATCGTCTGGTGTCTGCTCTAGGCCAATCTGTCCATCGTGTCCATAGTCACGCAGCCCGAAGTAGGGCGGTGAAGTGATGCAGGTGCGGACAGAGCCGTCGGGGATTTCGGCCAAGCGTGTACGCACGTCACCCACGAGGATGCGAGCGTGTGGCATTACTTCCCGCCGAAGCGCAGGTTGGCGTGCTTAGGGCAGAAGTGGGCTTCTTCAGTTGGAAGCCAATCCTCAGCATCCGGGGTTCCCGGCTCCGTTGCTCTCGTACACTCCGGCTCGTCGCACAGCCAAAGTGGTGAACGTTCTTCGGTCAGGGGGTCAACTCCGATTGCTTCAGTCATAT